ATGAAAAAAATCGTATTCTTCATTCTTACCTTTGTAGTAGTATTGTCATCATGCAAAAGCAACGATGACAACGTAACCCCAACCAAAACAAATAAGGAATATATTTCGGCCAAAACATGGATACTCGATGAGTTGTCGAGCGGAGGTGTTATTACGATTTATAAAAAAGGAGCTACTACCAATCTATATGATTTCAGTAAATTAGAATTAGTGCTAAAATCCGATGGAAGTGTAACTGGCACTGATTACTTAGGTCAGGCTATCAAAGGCGGTACATGGGCAGTCAATAGCGATCAGACCAAAGTAATATTTACGAATGTCAATATTCAAAGTTTGATACTATCTGGCGAGTTTACGCTCAATAAGATTAATGATACCAATTTTGATGTTAGAGGCAATGTTTCTTATGAAGGACAAAATATAGATGCCATAGTAAAGTTAATAGCAAAATAAATTTAGGCTGTAAGGTGTCTTATTATCAGTAAATTACAATTTATTTTCAAAATATCTTACATTTTGTTTTGTATTTTAAAAACAAACTTCTAATTTTGCAGTCCCGAAACACAGCAACGCTGTAAGAAAGGAAAAAGGTTTCGTAGCTCAATTGGATAGAGCACCTGACTACGGATCAGGAGGTTTGGGGTTCGAATCCCTACGAGACCACCAGAAAGAAAACCTGATACGTTCAGGTATAAGCATTAAGCCTCACAATAACATTGTGAGGCTTTTTTGTTTTCGTACTTTTGCACCACGTTGCACCAGACGACACCAGAAAGAAAAAAAGTTACACCAAAAAGGTGCTAGTATTGTTACACCACTGATGTTACACCAAAATTATGTCTGCTATATCTTTTAACATTGAATTAGACCCGAAAGAAAAGAAAAACGGGAAACATGAAATACGCATCAGAATGAGTCAAAATCGCAAGCATAAGCGGTTTAATATTGGCTACGCTATCGAAAAAAAGCTCTGGAATACCGAAAAACAGCAGGTTAGAGCTACTCATCCACTGGCGACTATCATAAATGCTGCTATCCAAACAAAACTGATGGAGGTGCAAAAAGAGTACCTTCAATCTGTCCCGCTCGAACAGCCTATTTCTATAGCCGAACTCCAGAAAAAGGCAAAGCGTGATGTGTCTGGAGGTGACTTTGTTTCGTACTTTAAGGAGCGTTTAAATACTTATGAAAACGGGTCAACTCGAAGAACGTTAGAAAAAGTTCTTACTAAACTAGAAACATATCTAAAGGGAAAGGAACTCTACTTTACCGAAATCAATCACGATTTTCTGGATAACTATGTAATTTATCTCCGAAGAGTGCTTGGTAACTCTGATAGTACCATACACCATAATGTAAGGACACTTCGAGCTATATTTAACCAAGCGTTGGTGTCTCAGCGATATGTACCAAAAGGTATATCCCCATTTTTTGGATACAAATTATCCAAAGGAAAAAGTAATAGAAGTAAATTAAACATAGAGGAGATTGAGAAGATTGAAGCTTTTCAACCTGCTGAAGGAACTAATCTTTTCCATGTAAGGAATTTCTTTTTACTCTCTTATTATTTATTAGGTATGAGAGTTTCTAGTATGATTAAACTTAAATGGACCAACATAGACGGAAATCGTTGTAAATATCATGCAGCAAAAGGCGACAAGCCTATGGATGTCCTTATCCCACCTCAAGGGTTAGAAATCTTAGAATACTATAGGAATGAAAATAAAAGAGGTTCTGAATATATTTTTCCTTTTCTTAAGAAGGGTGAGAAAATTGACCCTTCATCCAAAGAAGATGCAAAAAAGCTAGAATCTATCACAGCAACTGTCAACAATAATCTTAGAAAACTAGCCAAAGATTTAGGCATTGAAAAAAAGATTTCTACTCACGTTGCAAGGCATTCTTTTGCATATACTGCTCGTAAGAGGACAGGAAATGATATATATGCTATTCAAAAAGCTCTCGGTCACAGCTCTGTGTCTGTTACCGAAAATTATTTTGGTAGTGAGGAGACTGTTGAGGCTGATAATTTATCAAAACTCATGTTTGATTAGCCAATAAAAAAGCATTCTCATAAAACGAGAATGCTTTAACAATTAATAGTTCTACACCTATTATTCTTGATACGTGTCATATATTAAAAAGTCACCTAATCCAAGCCTCAACCTCGCTTGCTTCTGAAAGTGGCAATTGCGTTTTGATAGAGGCTATATAATAATCTCGTCCTTTGTGGTGAAAGGCTATATTTGCTCCTGAGGTTCGGTGGAAGTCGGTATCTGCAAGGTCCAATGCACTTAGGTTGATACTGAGGGGACGCATAGAGGCTGTTAGCCTCCAGCTCTCGTATTCATGCCAAAAGTTATCTACTAGGTTGTTAGCTCCATGCCAGGCTAATCGAATACCAGGCATTTCGTTGGTGGCCGTTGGTAAGCCGCTTACCATACCGTTCCAAAACAGTATTCGGGTTTTGAAAGTGTTCGAGCCTTGATTAAGCCTTGTCGAAACTCCCGCCTGTTTCGTAATTGCTAGCCCCGTGGCCGTATCTTTTGCTAGTGTGCTTATCCTCGTTTTGAGGCTGAACAATTGCCCTGTAATGCCCGCTTGAGGAGTTGTGTATTTCTCAAAATCGGCTGGAGGTACTTTCATTAGGTCGTCGTTGCTCTCTCGTTCCCAGTCCAGCTCCAGACGGTTGAGCTTTTCGGGGGTGCGTCGTTTGGATGGTGCCACTTTGCCCGTCAAGTTCAATCGGGTTTCGCTATTCATTAGTGTTTTCCCGAATTTGCCTACTAGCTTTCGGGCCTGTACGTCGAAGAAAAACACCACGTTGAACAGCTTGCGTAGGTCCAGCAAAAAATCTACTATCGTTTGCTCTTCGGGCAAATGGTTGGCGTACTCGATAGTCGTGCGGTCGTCGAGCGAAAAGGTATTATACACAAGCATTCGCTTGTATAGTTCGCTTGTGAAAAATTCCCCTTCTACTGTGAAGTTGCAAAGCGCTTGCATTCGCTCGAACAAATACCGGACAAATAGCATAGGTACTTTGGTGTTGTCGGCTATGTATGCTCCAGCACTGTAGTCGTTCATTCGCCCTGTATACCAGGGCGACGGCTCGTTGCCATAAAACCCACTGTTGATTACTACAGGCAAGGCGTATTTTGCCGTATTGTAGTCTACATTAGCCACAAAATTGGCAGGGATAGCCTCAGCTCCCAAAGGCAACTTATTGAAAGTTGTGTGTTGGTAATCGCCAAAAAACTCGCTTAGGTTTTGCGAAAAAGCGACTATGTAACCGTCTTCCGACACATCTACGAGGTACACAAATCCGCACTCTATTAGTACACCATAGGCATACTTTTCGCACAAATACTGCACCTCGCTAAGCTGACTTTGGGGCAAATAGTACCAGTTGAACAATTGGTCCGATACTGGCGAAAATGGTACTACAAAGTCGTTGACTTTCGACCCTTGTACAGTCGAAAAATCAAAAAGGGGGTTGTATCGCTCCAACACTACTTTGTTGGTGCTTTGCCAAGGCACTTGTTTTCCGTCTATCAACAAATAGAAATCCATATTATTTCAAGTTTGATTTGGCCGTATTGGCTTCTATTCTGCCAAGGGCGTGCAGAATATCGCCTGTTCCGGTTGACTTATCTCTAATTTCATCAAGTTTTCGGCTATGTAGCTGAAGCTCCGACAACATGTAGCGTTGTAGCATCATCGCCGTAATTCGGTTATTTCGCTCTTCGTTTCGCCATTCGTTTTCTGATTTGGCTTTGGCATCATATAGCTGCTTTTTGTGCTTAATACTTTCGTCGAAAATATCTTTTTGTTGCTCCATGATTTCGTCAAGGGCCACATTCCAAAAGTTATTATTGGAAATAGCTGCTTTCTGGTCAAATTCTAGCTGCTTTTTCAGGGCCTGAACCACCAAAACAACCCCTTCTTTTTGCGATTTGTCGAGGGTATCTAGCTTTTCAGCGTGTTTTTCAAGCAGCTTTCTTGAGTCTATAACATTTGCCTTTATGGTGTCGAAGGTTTTGCCGTGGCTTATTAATACGTCGTAGAAAGTGCGGGCAATTTGGGCAATCTGGTTATTCCCAACACTCGAAAACTTACTATTTTGGTTGTTGGCATTCTTCAGCAAATCGCGCATATCAGCGGTATTTTGCTTAATTTCGGCCATATCTTTCGCCGATTTTTTCGACTCCTCCATCATTGCTTCAGTGTTGGCAGGTGTCATTGATGCCCCTGAGCTGGAGGTATCGCTATTGGTATCTATTGTTCCGCCATCCTCAAACATCCGCTTACCCGAAGCCGTCAGTATACCCCCATTGGCCATTGTAATAGGTGCACCATTTTGGTACATAGAGCTTTTCAATAGCTTATCTACAATAGGGCCATTGTTTTTGTAGGTGTTACGGCTCAGCACCATTACAGGCTCACCGCCCTCGATTTCGCCTACCTCTTGTCCTGTACGCCTGTTAATCATCGCAATACCCGCTTCGCCGTATTTGCTCCCGTGGCGGTCGCCCTGGCTCACAAAGGCATTACGAGGAATAGAAGCCCCCGAAGCCGCAAAAATCTTACCTTCCGAATCTACAACACCACCCTTTCGTCCTTCAAATTTTTGTCGGGCAATAGCCGCAATCTGAATTCCTCCAGCCACAGCTGCTAAGGCTGCCATAATAGCACCAATCGGCCAGCCAAACATCGCAAAAGACTTCAACGCTGCCTGAGCTGTATTAATGGCAGCCGCAGCAATATTCATCTTCTTTTCTCGCTCAAAGGCATCTTTTCTTACCTTCAGCTCTTTGTTCGATGCGTCCTTGTTGATAGCATCGCGCTGCTTCTCAAACTCCTCTTTCGATATTTTTCCCGAATCGTACTGCTTTTGCCAGCTTGCTATTTGGGTATCTTTTTCGGTTTTGATTTTGGCTAACTGGCTTTCCAAAAACTGCTGATTGAGCTGCTTGAGGGTATTAATTCCCTGCAAAGCAGCATCCGAAATCTGCTGTGTTTTTTCTGAAAAATCCTGAAGCTTTTTGAGGTTGGCATCCTTATCGTTTTTGACCTTATCAGCCAAAAACTTCATAAACGACGTAAAATCGCCCTTCATTGCTGAGTTCAGGCCCTCAAAAAACAGCTTGTTGTTTTCTTCACGCTGCTTATTTTGCTCTTCGTTCAGCTTGGTTTTGTTTTGCTGAAAAGTCTGTTCTTCGCTCGAAAGCTTCGCCTTTAGCTTCGAGTCGATATTCTCCATTGCCACCCTACGCTGGTCGGTATCGGCAATACTTTCTGCAATCCGGGCTTTTTCGGCGGCCGCTTCGTTGGCCAACTGTTGCTGCTTATATCGCCATTCGGTTTCGAGTAGGTTGCGTTTGGCATCCCACATCTCGGCCGAATTCCTTTTTGTAAGGTCGAGGGTGTTTTGTGCTTTGGCAACTTCAGCCGAAAACTCGGCATCAAAAAGGGCTTTGGATTCCTTCAGACGCTCGTCTCTTAGCTTTTTCTCTTCAGCCGCTGTTTTGTCGCGAAACTTTTTATCTTCATCTTCCTTCTTTTTGAGAAAATCGGCCTCAGCCTTGCTCACTTCAGCTATTCGTTCTTTTTCAAGGTTTTCGAGAGCTTCGTTTTTCTTGGTCTCATTAGCTAGTGATGTCTTGATTGCCTCAGCGTCCTGCTTGTACTTGAAGTTGATTTCTTCTACTTTGCGTTTTTTCTCGTCGGCAATTGCCTTAATCCGCATCGTTTCGAGCTTCTTATCTAAGTCTTTTTCAGCCTTTTCGGTATCAGCTCTAAGTTTGTCATCAGCCTTTTTTTGCTGAGCAAGTTGCTTTTCTTTCTCCTTTTGCTTTTTCTCAAGTTCTTTTTTCTCGGTTTCTGTTTGCTTTTGCTGTGAAGCAGTATGTTTTTTTTCAACACTACTATTCAGTTCGGTATAGAGCTTATCGACAACCTCCTGTGTCTTTTTGGCTCTATCTTCCTCATTTTTAGCCGTTTTTTCAATCGTCTGAATCCTTACCGTAGCCTGTTTGTTGAGTGCTTCACCCTTGATAGCGGTTATTTTATCGTCGTGTTCCTTATTGATTTTCTGAATCTCAACAAGTTTTTGAGCTTCACTTATATGCTCATTTCTAATCCGTTTTTTTGCCTCTTCAAGCTTCTTGTTTTCTGTGTCGATAGCCTTATCTAGGCTATCTTTCATAGTATTAATATTGACCTCCGAAATAGTTTTTGTCCAACTGTTCTGTATGGACTTCATATTATTATCGAAGTTCTTTTGCATATTGTCAAAAGTAGCAGAGGTATCTATCTGAAAATCAGCCCCGAAAAAGTTAGCAACTTCCTTGCCTTTGTTGATGATTGCTGTCATGCTGTCGTAACCAGCCTGCATTACAGCAATGAGTACCCTAAAGGGTGTACTAGCTGCTTGTATGGCTATGGCCAGTGCATTGATTACCTGTCGAAGTGTAACACTTTCCTCCGACACAGGTAACATCGACTTGAAAAAGCCTGCATAACTTTCGATTAGATTATCTACTAGCTCACCGATATTCTGAAAAATAACAACAATCGGTTCTGATTCTGTGAATAGACCTTTCACAACATCAATCCCCGAATTCATTACATCAATCAAAAACCCAAAAACAGGCTTCAATCCTTCGCCAATGGTCAGTTTTAGGCTATCAAAGTTGTCGCCTAGGTTCGACACCCTACCTTCAAGGGTTTGGCTAATTGCCGCCATACCACCAGCTACACCCTCTAGCTCGCCAAAAGAGAGTATAGCTTCCTGAATAGCTTCGGGGGTATTAGCTACCGTTTTTTGAATGCCCTTGAAGCTGAATTCTACCTGGTCGCCCGACTTGGAGGCTTGAATACCAAATTCTTTCAGACGCTCGAACTCTCCAGTGGCCGCATCGAGAACGGCCTCGGTGAGCTGGTCAAAGCTCTTACCTTGCGAGGCTGCTATGTCGCCGAGTTTTTGCATTTCCTGCATCGACGGCTGAATGCCTCGGTTGATATACTTCACATAGCTTTCGGTAAGTTCATCTACTGAAAAGGGAGTTTCAGCCGCAAACTTTTTAATGTCGCCCATGGCCGCAGAAGCAGCTTCCTGCGAGCCAAGCGAGTTTTTCAATACGGCCTCGTACTTCTCAAATTTGGCGGTAGTCTCAAAAATCTCCTTGCCCAGCTCCATCACCTGCGATGCCGCACCCTGAGCCATGTCCAACAACCCCGAGCCTGTGAATACGCCAATGGCCGACGTTTTCATTTTGTCCCACAAAGATTCTTGCTTGTCTACCTGGTAGCCAAGGTCCTTCATGGCCTTTTCTACGTTCTCGATACGGCCATTTACCGTCTTTAGCTCCTCTAGCTTATCTAGCCATTCTTTTGAGCCTACGGTAAGTTGGTGTAGTTCTCCCTCCAGTTTTTTGGAATGTGCTTGTAGCTCACTCAGCGAAGCCGTATTAAGGTCGATTTCATTGCCAAAGCCTTTCATTGCCGCTTTGGCGTTGTCTATCATACCATCTACTTTCTGAATTTCCGATAGTTTGTCGAGCCATTCGTCCGAGCCAATCGTAAGCTGATTGAGCTGGCCATGCAGTAGCTTAGAATGTGCCTGTAGTTGTTCCATCGAGGCCGTATTGAGGTCAATTGTACCTCCAAGCCCTCTCATAGTATTTTTTACATCATCGATTCTAGCATCTACCTCTCTTAGCTCATCTAGTTTTTCCAACCATTCTTTTGAACCAACTGTTAGCTTATTCAACTCAGTATTGATTTGTCGAGAATGTGCTGTTAGCTCATCCATAGAGGCATTATTAAGGTCAATGACTTTCGCATTACTCTCAATTTCATCGCCAAGCCCTTTCATGGCTTTTTTTACATCATCAATTCTAGCGTCTACCTCTCTTAGCTCATCTAGTTTTTCCAACCATTCTTTTGAACCAACTGTTAGCTTATTCAGCTCAGTATTGATTTGTCGAGAATGTGCTGTTAGCTCATCCATGGAGGCATTATTAAGGTCAATGACTTTCGCATTACTCTCAATTTCATCGCCAAGCCCTTTCATGGCTTTTTTTACATCATCAATTCTAGCGTCTACCTCTCTTAGCTCATCTAGTTTTTCCAACCATTCTTTTGAACCAACTGTTAGCTTATTCAGCTCAGTATTGATTTGTCGAGAATGTGCTGTTAGCTCATCCATGGAGGCATTATTAAGGTCAATGACTTTCGCATTACTCTCAATTTCATCGCCAAGCCCTTTCATGGCTTTTTTTACATCATCAATTCTAGCGTCTACCTCTCTTAGCTCATCTAGTTTTTCCAACCATTCTTTTGAACCAACTGTTAGCTTATTCAGCTCAGTATTGATTTGTCGAGAATGTGCTGTTAGCTCATCCATGGAGGCATTATTAAGGTCAATGACTTTCGCATTACTCTCAATTTCATCGCCAAGCCCTTTCATGGCTTTTTTTACATCATCAATTCTAGCGTCTACCTCTCTTAGCTCATCTAGTTTTTCCAACCATTCTTTTGAACCAACTGTTAGCTTATTCAGCTCAGTATTGATTTGTCGAGAATGTGCTGTTAGCTCATCCATGGAGGCATTATTAAGGTCAATGCCCTTAGTATTATCCTCGATAACCTGTCCGAAATTTTTTATTGCATCTTTGGTATCAGCAATTTTTGTATTGACAGTATTAAGCTCCTCCAGCTTTGCAAGCCATTCCTCTGAGCCTACTTTCAGCTTATTGATTTCAGACTGGAGCTGTCGTGAACGGGCTGTTAGCTCATTCATCGAGGCATCGTTGAGGTCAATATTGCTCGTGAACTCCCTTAGCCCAGCATTCACCTCACGTTGTCGCAACTTCAGCTCATTCCAAGCCTCAGACCCAACCTCGCCAGCCTCCTTCATATTTCGGAGTTCCTTGTTGATTTCTTTTGCCTCAGCCTTTAGGCTTTCGAGCGTTACTTTCGATTCTTCGTCCTCGATTTCCAGAACGACTTTCGCTTTCTCTACAAATTCCATATCCCACGTTCAAAAAAATAGTCACACTGCAATTTGCAATGTGACTATAATACTTTTCTGTTCGCTATTTAGGGGTTGCCAGCAAGTTGCTGTGCCACCTGCCAGCTCGAAAACTCAGAGGTTAGCCAGCGTAGCCTTTTCTTAGCCACGTTGACCATCTTCATTTTGTTTTCGTTGTACCATGTACCTCTATACCCTCGGTTTTGATTCACAGCAATTCTTTTGCTCCTTGAGAATGCCCATGCCAGCCTATTCACATCCGAGATAGTTACTACTCGTTTGTTTTTGTACCCAGGCGTAAACGGAAATTTTGAAGTACCCGTTTTCTCGATGAAAAATTCCATCGCATCTACAGGCGGCATATGATTACTATACCTCAACACCTTCATGTCCTTGTATCTACCATATCCATTATATACAATTTCGCCCGCTATGCCACTCGCTTTCTTCACTACAAAACGCTCGAAGTTGTCTTTCAGCTCTCCCGTAAGAACTAGCCTTTTGTATTCGATAGCGTCCTTGAACATCTTCTCACTTTCGGCCATAATCTCTGTCATGACCTTTTCTAGTTCTGCATCGTAGTTCATTATTCTACCGATAGATACACCATAGCCCCCGATGGAATAGGGGTTGGCAATAAAACCCTTATGTAATAGTTGTTGGCCTGAAATTCGCCTGGTGTAATTACCCTTGTAAGTTGCAATACCCCATTGTAGTACAGCCTAACAGTACGCTGTACTGTATTGCCTGCAATTACCATTTGGTAGGCATACGTACCTACATTGCAAGGGAAAACACAATCATTGGCCCCTTGTGGATACTTAATTGTACCTGCATTGGTATTAGCCTGCAATGCCCAGCCTACACCAAAGGCAATATCGGTATAACTGCCCGAATATGTGCCAAGCCCACCGTACAGCTGCCCTCCGGCATCGCTACCGGCTTTGTCGTACCAGCGGTAATTGAATGAGCCAGCCGGCACACCTGGTACCAGGTAGGTTTCGGGCGACACCGAACACGTAGCCCCGTTGGCAGGGTCGTTGGCATAGGCTTGTGTATTGAGCCTGCCCCAAGCTGCTTCAGCTTTTGCATTGGCATCGGCTTGGCTAAGCTCCGAGCCATACGCCCCTGCTGGTACAACAACAAGGGCCTTGCTACCGAACTGTCCTACAGAGCAATTATTTCGATGAAACGACCCTATTCGGCTAATTGCTGTAGACAAATACGGGGTTGTGGCCACACTACAAGCCGACGTTGGCACTGGTGGTATATACCCCTCAGTATCGGGTGTGTTAGCCTTAATTTCGTAGGGCTTCACACTAGCACCATCGTCCTTATAGTATTTTTCTATAAGATTGATTTGCTGAAAGCCCGCACGTCGGCCGTTGGCATCTAGCACACATCCGCCAAACTGGTACGGTCGCCAGCTTGTGGGCCGTTCTACTTTGGCCGCAGCAATAGGCAGGGGTGTCACGTTAGTTTCTCTGTTGGAGTACTCAAAGGTAAGTTCACGAGCTGTCAAATTATCGTCGTCCTTATGCTTCAACAATGAATCGTTTTTGACCACTAGGGGCACATATTCCCTATCGCTAACAAGGATAATTTGCCGTGTAAGCATAAGGTCATGATACTGAAAAAGGGTGTTTTTTTCTATCCAGCCCGTATTAATTACGAGCTCTCTTATGCCCGTAGTCTTATTGATAGTTCGCTCAGCAAAAGTTGCAGAATAGTAGAAAGGTTGTTCCCGTTCAAAAATCTGCCTTTCTACCTTAATACTTTCGCTTGCTTGTCCTGTAAGGCATAGGGTATCAAAGCCCCCAAGGCTATTTTGGTAGAGGATATACCTAATATTTCGCTCGTACGAATAATCAAGCACATATTTTCTAGCTTCGGTAAGGCGTTGGTTAGCCTCGTCCGACAGCCAAACTCGATACGACACCACGACTTTGGGCAAGTTGCCAAGCAAAAGCACTGTTGCCCCTACAGGTATACAGTACACCGCAAAAGTCAGAATACCCGACAGCTCTGAGCCTGTCATTATTTCGGAGGTATTGTCTTCGTACTGTACTTCAATCCTAAGCTTAATCTTCGAGGGGGTTGGTGATATATTCGACAGCCAGTACAGGTATTCGGGGGCATCTTGCCGTACCTTTTTTTCAGTATTTTGAAAGGTCAAAAACGAGCGTCTAGCACCTATATAGTCGGTGAAAAAAGTATCTTTCCACTCTTCAAAATACTCCTCCTGAATACCGCCCTTTATGGCCCAAAGCATCTGATTGGTGCCAGTTTGTACAGTGGTAGCCTGCTGAGCCTTGTGGCTCGTATAGAAATTAATAGTTGCCGAAGGGCAAACCGATATTTTGGATTGCCCAAAGGTAGGAGGCTTCACACTTAGGTAAGAATCTATCAGCTCCTCGATACTGAATGTAGCACCAGCAAAAATAGTAGAAGTGCCTATCATATACGGGGGCTGTTCGCTAGCCTCCAGTGTAGCTTTTTTCTCGAAATTGGAAGCACGATAATAAGCAGGAAGAAAAATATCTAAGTAATATCGAATACCCGCCCTAGTAGCTGCTTGAGGGTCGAAGGCATCAACATTAATTTCTATAGGGTTTCGACTAAGGCACATCGGCTCAAATGTCGAATTTGAAAGAATATCCATATCATTAGTGTGAAAAATTCCTCAAAACTGAGGAAATAGCCATTACAAAATATCATTAGCGTGAAAAGATGCCTCAAAATTGAGGATATAGCCATAGTGCGAGCTATTGAAAAGCAAAGGATTGAGCGGCATTTTTTGCATGCCCGACAGCTCGCATACAAGGATTCCTTTTCGGTTGTCCTGTTTCAGTTTGTTTTGAAGATTTTGGAGCAATCTCACAGCCTTTTGATAGGCTTGGATTCGGGTAACTTTGTTGTCCAGCTCTCCCGAATACATACACGTAATCGAGAATCTATACTTCTCCATCAGGTTGGCCATTTCATTGTCTTCCGTAACGATATGCGGAAGGTCCAGCCAAAGGCATGGATAATGAAAACCCTCTGTTGCGGATGCCTGCATCACATCCTCTTCGGTACCAAACACAAAATAAGGAGCGTCGACATGAGCTTGAGCAAACTGCTCAATATAAGTTGATGTACTTTCTAAGTCAGCAAATATGTAATTCATCTTCGTAGCTTTTTTTGATGAAAATACAGACTGCAAAACGGGGTTTATAGGACGGGTTTCAAACAAGAACGGGTAGTGTAATCATACACTACCCAGTCATTATTGGAGATATGCAATGCGTGCAATCAAGATTCGATTGTAGTTTTTCATTGCAATCAACTGTTCTTTCAACAATGGCTTTTGAACTGCCTCAATTTTTTGAAAATTTTCACTTAAAATAAAAACTTCAAGTTTTTCAACTTTTTGATTTAGTTGTGCCTGTTCATCAATTAGGCGTTCCTTGTATGTAGACATACATTTGGGTTTTAAAAAATTGATTATATTCCTAAATCGAATTGTACTGCTTGGACAATTTGTAACAATAGCCATATAAATTATCCATAACTCAAAGCCTACCTGAAAGGTCAAAATAACTTCTCTAATATTCATAGTTTAAGTTTCCATTCTTCCTGCGATTTCAGGAAATCTTCCTCTTCCTTTTCCGCCTTTACTTTCTTATGTTTCAGATACATATAGATAGTTTCGATAGGCGTTGCACAAACCTCATTGAAACTGCCATACAATCCAGTTTCGGCAACATCCTCCAGCATGGCAATACATCCTTCGCCTGAAGGGAAAAGTGGTTGCATATTTTCAGCCTCTTCAAACAGGGATGCGTATCGCTCCATATAACCCTTGAGCATATTGCTGTAATATTCTTGTATGCCAGCCACAACCCCAAAACTTAACTTTTCCTTGAAAACAGCCGCTCGCTCATTGGCAAGAATAGTATTATATTCTTCTCGATAATCGCCATTCCATAAGGTCGAGTGCCGAAAAAGATTAAGGTCCTTTCGTTGGGGTCTACATAGTGTAGCTACAAGCTGAAATGCGGCATCGGTTTGCCCCTGGTTGCTGAACTGTGCATAGTGCAGCAATGACATAGCATACTCGATAGCACTTGTATCTGCAAATCTTTCTGCTGGCAAAAAATAATGCACATTGTCAATTACGAAGTACTGAAAAGGTTTTGCTATCACTTCAATATGCTTCACCCAGTCGCACGAGCGGTACACCGCTAGTCGCTGTTCGGTATTAAGCCGCTCAAAAACCTTTGTAGGCATTCGAGTAAGTACTTTTGCAATATCCTTTCTAATACTATTGTAGGTATCAAGCGAAACCTCTGTATTATTCAAGTAGTGTTTTGCTGTAAGAGCAAGCTCCTTTTGCAAAAAACTACACTCCTCAAATGTTGTGGGGATTTTACCTTCCCAAAAATCTACACGAATTTTCTTCATAACAGCCCAATCAATTTTGCTAACAACAGTGCTCGATACCCCCATCTTTCCACAGTCGATAAGGTGTTTTTTTTCTTCAGCTCTTTCACCTGCTCAAGAAGAAGGGCATTATCGTACCGAAGTTTTGTGTTTTCAGCCAACAGGTTGTTTACAAGGGTATCCTTCACCTTGTTCTGATACCCAAAAGCAAGAGCATCTTCACGAAACTTCAGGGCTTTTTTTGCCCCTTCAACCGTCAATACTACATACCCTTTTGGTACCAGCTTTTTGATTTGCTCCAGCTCGTCACTTGTTGAAGAGGGAGTCGATTGCCCATTGCACTTCATTACTGTGCATAGAATCGATACGAGCATGAGAAGCCAGCCTAGCTTCCTCGCTCTTTTGGAGGTATTGAGTTGACCTAACATTAATTTGAGGGTCTGAGCTTTGGGGTTTCGAGCTTACTTTTTGCTCCTGACATCGAATCACCTGAGGTGCGATGACCATCAGCAGGAACACCGCTACCAAATACCACTTGTATTTCAGTACCCAATTTGTTAGCGAGCTCCATCCACCAGACAGCCTCGCTATCTGATTTTGTATTAATTGTGATTTGAGCCATTCCATTACTTTCCAGCATAGAACAGTTGCCCTATTTTGAGGTGAATCCACTCAGCTCGTTGTATCGAGAGGGTTCTATATTTCCCCGAATTTTCTATCGTTACCTTCCATTCAGGCTTTGGCGTATTTTCTAACTTAATAATCCGCCCTCGAACAATAGGGGAGCATGAAAAAATAGAAAAACTGAATACTATCAGGAAAGCCAGATTCAACATAAACCGCTTATCCTTACCAACATCTTGCAGATTTTTTTCTGAGTAATCTACCGTAAGCTGAGCTATTATAGCCGAAATAACTCCCGCAATAACAGTTGCTTTGTCGGCAATCAGGGTCAGAATTGCAGGTAGCTCAATATCCTTTCCAATAGTCATAATTGCTCCAGCCAAAGCCGCTAGGATAATTCCGATGTTTCTAATAATTGAAAAGACTTTTGGGGTTGGCGAAACAAATCTTTCTGCCAAGCCGATTTCATTTTGATTGTACATTAGTTCTTAGTTATGGTTTGAATTGAAACTCATATTGATTGCCGCTGAACTCTCCCGAGCTTTCAGCCAAGGGGTTACGTGGTTGTATATCCCTCGAACATCCCTCCAGTAGCGGTATATAGGGTAATAAGCTCCCTCTTTGGGTCGTCCGCCTCTGGTATTTCCGCCTATAGTAACAGGGCCTCGTATATTGGCATCGGTATAGCCTTCTACATGCGACCATGTGAATACTACCACATCCATCATGCTCACTAGCTGCTTAATTCGCCGAACATCTACACCCATGGCGGGCCAATACACAAGGGTCTTTTTCTTTTTCCAACTATAGGCCACACCCGTAACCAAGGGCGGATACACTCCGTTTTTGTGGTATCCGTACAAAATGAAGTCAGAACACCATGCTCGTCCTTTTGCACCCTTCTGGAGCTTGTTGAAACGATGAATTGCCCAATGGTCGTTTTTCCCTGTTTGTTCTACCGTAAAATTGGTATAGTATCGGAGCGTGTCGAAAATAGCATTCCGAAGCTCCAGCTCTATCGGATGGTACTGTTGTGCGTGTGACTCCAGATTGTTACAAGCAACACCAAGGCACACCATGCAAAAGACAACCATTGCTTTTGCTGTTCGGGTAATGTGGCATATCCACTCCATATTTTCTTAGAAATTTTGGCAAAAGGTAAAATTTGAAAAAGTTTGTCTGGTGCTAGAATTAGCATTATCACAAAGGCCGTGAACAGGTCGATGAACAATACAAACTTGTCGTAGAACACCTTTTGCAAATCTGTTTCGTCCAATGGTGGTGCCAGCATTTGTGTTGGTTGGTCGAGTGCCGCATACTTAGCATTAATAGCCTGAATAGCTACTTTCCAATCCATTACTTTACTGTAGCAGAAGTAGGCAACAATAAAAAGAATAGCAATCTGAAACATCCAACCAAGGCCGTGACCAAAAAGCCAGGCAAATACCGCCGTCAATTTTTCGCTAACTTTCTCTACAAAAGTTGGTATAGGCAGTTCCTCACCTTCAATATAGATTTGAGCTGCTTGCTTACGAGCTTCAGCCGCCCACTGTAGGCGTGCATCAACGTCTGCTTTTTGAAGGTTTGGGTCGTTAGCAAGTGCTTCGTAATTCTCAGCTTCAGCTAACAAAGTAGCTTTTCGAGCTCGCTTTTGCTCAAGCTGCTTTGCTTCAGCTTCGGCCTTCTGCTTTCTAGTGTTCTCAAGCTGCTTTTGAGCATCGAGGATAGCAGCTTGTAGCTCCTCTTCCTTCTTGTCGAAGTTGTTGTTCAAAACAATTGGCGGCTTCACTACATCACCCACCACATTCGTCGCCATTTTCATCGTGAAAAAAGTTATAACACAAGGGGCATTCCGGGCTCATCAGGTGGCAAGGAATCAAAAGTCCGTCGTGTCGGTTTATAAAAAATTGAATTAAAAAAACTTGAAAACTCCGTAGCTGAAGCGTACTTATTAAGGTGCTTCACAAGCTTGTTAGAAAACATTTCAGCCTGATCTAAGCAGGTTCTTTGTATTCCAGTTTTGCGGTCGGCACTTAGGTCGTCTTCGTTCAGTACACCGTCCGTTTCGCCCACTACTCGCATATCAATATTGATATTCAGAAAAGGGATTGCCTCGGCAAACGCACGGTTTGCGATGGCATGACAAAGCAAGTCCATTGCCTCTTGCTCTTTCTCCGTCCAATCTGGACTTGCTTGTCTCGCCTTTGTCTTGAATGCCTCCAGTTGCTCTTTCCCAATCAGAGGCACGATATAATACTTTTGCTGCTTTGCTATATAATTGACTAAGCGTAGGTAGAAAATCTGAGAGTGAGCTACTACAGGCAAAAACTCCGTAAGCATACTAGCAGTCGGGATAAGCAAATTGGCCGAAGCCTTGTACTCTTCAGAAGCAAGGAAAGTCTGAAATTCTCCTTTGTTCTTATACAAGTACTTCAACGCTGCTTCCATTGCAGCATCAGCTTTCTCCCTTGAGTCCTTGACGTCTGCTACATATTGCCATTTTGTGATGGCGACAGAATTAGCCGTTTTGTTTTGCATTAAGCCGATGTCCCCACGGCTCAGCACCATTTTGATAGTGCTGAGCATATTGGCGTAATGGCCAGAGGCTTCCTTGAGATACTCAATAAGCTTCTGTGTTTTGCCAGTTGGTGCAACAATTTCGGTTAGCTCGTCGTAGAACTCCTCCGAAATAATTGGCAGGATAAAACGAGTTTCCGCAGACCTCACAAAAGGCATGAAGTTTTGGGGGTTCATATCCTTTTGAATTCCCCCAATAATTTCCTTTAGCTCCTGAATACTTTTAATTAGTGTTGCCATTTGTCTTTTGCTTATCTGGATTATTTGGGTTCGCTGGCGAATTAGTAGGGGTTGAGTCCGTCACATATACTTCAATGTCCTCAAACCAAAACTTGATATTTTTGTCCCAACCGTTGAGGTCCTGAACTTCGACAAGTGGGCGTAACAACAAAGCTCTGTCACTATAGGTCATGAATTTTTGTTGGTACATGGCCGCTGCTTCGAGTTCCTTGCCTGAGCCTCCCAATTTCCCTCCAGTGTCGATACCCGCAAGCACTGGCATAACGCCGTGACCTGATGCCTGAGCAATATTGGCCGTATTGAAAAGCGACACATAAGCATCGTCGGTCATATCATTTTTGAGCGGAATGATTTCGACACCTGGCAAAGCTTTCATCGACTGTATATCATACTTATAGTATGTTACAACAGCCTTATCCTTTTTGCCAGAGAGCGAATCACGCATACGTTTCAATACGCTATTTCTATGCTCCGTCTTTTCTTCGTCTGTTTCTAGCCCTTCCTTGTCAAAATAATCATCCGGGAACTTGATAAGGTACTTAATATTATACCCTGTTGTAAGCCCCTCAAGGTGATATTGCGGAATCTTATTGGCTACTTCTGCCCATGCTTTTGTTCCCCACCAAGGGGCAAACGAGTAGAAGGGTTGCCCAGGCAATTTGTGCTTTGCGTGATATACCGCAAAGGGAAAAGCCTTTGGATTCGCTGGATTGAAAGCAGGTAATGGAACTCCCTCAGCTTTCTTGTAAGTACGCTTTCCAAAATTTGGGTTGCGTATGAAGGCAGACACACGACTTTCGTTTTGTGCCAAAGCTCTTATTCGCATCTCGAAACAATCGAGGCAATTGATTAGCTCAGCTCTTCCAGTTCTATCGAGAGGAATCCCCGTGAAGACATTACCCGAAAAACTTGCTTGATAAGCAGCATCTCCAAAATACCCAACCTTATCGAGCGAGCGGATATAATCGCTAATAGCCGAGTAGTCCTTATGAGTTGGGCTCAAAAGCTCACGCTCCATCTTGGCACCGTTAGGTTTTTCGATACCAAAACGAACTCCATTACCGATCAAAAAATCTCTACGAGTTTCAATCAAACGCCATTTGTTCGGAGACTCTGTTGCAAGACGGTGCATTTCGGTAGGCTTCTCATCCTGTGAACCCCATCGAACGTGTGTCAATCCATCATAGCTAACTGAGCCAGCTCCAATTGAGGAGCTAGGAAAACTCGTATCTTGTGTTGAGGGTACTACTTCCACAAACGCCCCCACTCTTGCATCATCATTCCTAAGAAGGAATATGCTCTTCGACAACTCAACAACTGACATACAAATCTTAGTTATAGGGATGTTCTATTTCCATCCCGTCAATATGAGTTAACAAGTCAATCACAATATCAAACTGCTCTTGAGTACGAGGTTGCCACAACTTCAATAGTCCATCCGCTCCGAATTTTTTCGAGGCCGATAACATATTGAAGTTTTCACCTTTTACTGTTCGTACCGTAACACCATCTTTACTACCTGCAACACCAACCTGACCCGCACTAGATTTTCTGTACTTAATAGAATGCGTTTGGTTAGGATTGCAAATCATAGCAAGAGCTTGAGAAAGACTTATTTTTTTACTCATATCCTCATTAATCATTTATTATTCAATATTAATTGGTTGTTTGGGGATAGTTTAGGACGCTTTTTTAACAGGATTTTCAATGAGATTTTTTACAATTTTCTGATAACTAATTAGTTACTTTGAATTAATCCAAAAAAGAGCTTCATCTCTTTCTACGTCCTAACCCGCCCTTTGACGGCAAGGGCAATTGCCATTCGAAAAAAATAGAATATAACCCCCAGAAGAGGGGGTTGAAGAGTCTGGAAGAATCGGAATGAATCTGTATGAATAGGTTAGAATGAGTCGAAAGTATTTTGTTGACTACGAACACCTGGCATATACTTGCGAAACTTGGCATATAGTATGTAGTCGAGTGCATCTGTACCATCGGTTGCGTACTCTCTGTTCGTAACCATGTCGCCTTGTGTCTCGCTCTTCTTTGACTTTCTGAAGGTGCCGTCTGTCATGATAGGGGTGCGACACATGGCTATAATAAGCACCTTGTTGGTGTTCTGATTGAATCGGATCTTAGGGGCTCGTTCATTAGACTCCTCCAATAGATGGTTAAGTAGTATGTACTTATCCTTATGTAGAGGGTTCTTACCTTGTTTCTCATACTCACGTACTACGTTCCAACCTTCATCTATAAGCACCTTGATGAACTGGCTGAAGAAGTTACCATTGTCACCGCCTGAGCCAGCGTTGCGGTTTTTTCCTGATTTATCACCATAAATTTTAACTGTTTTTTTCTGGTGTGAGGCGTATTTTTTGCACCAGTTTTTGGCGTTTTCTAAGATGACGTTTTTGTCAGGTTGTAGGACTGACGACTTCTCGAACTGCGAGTCGATAACTCTGAACTCACGACCAACCTCTTGACATGTAACAGCCCAACATATATCAGCGTTGAAGTCTAGGGATACCTCCAGCTCACGATCTGATAAGTAGTCATTAGAGCGGTATAGATGTAGCTTTGTCTTATCATCGAATTCATAATCATACGACTTGACATAGGTATGCCTTGCGTTTGAGAATGAGAAATAGAAACAGTTGGGTAACTTACCTAATCGCTCATTCTCGACTTCAACCATATATTGAAGATCAGAAAGTTGATCTTGTAAGCGCTTGCCATAATCCAGCGGCAAATTGGCTTGATTATCTCTGTACGTACTTTCTAGGAATAAGTATTCTGGAGGGTTTTTGAGCTTTTCAGAATCCGACATCTTAGACCTACGCTCCAACATTTCCTTGTAAAGCTCCTCCGTTTTGTAAATCCAGTTCCCTTCTGGTGTCCAGCTCGCAGACGAAAAATCATAGAAACTATGATGCAAATGGCTTTTTGCTAGTTTAGTATTTGGGTTGGCACGCATGGTCGGAGACAATACCGTATTGATAAAATCTTCGTCCATGGTAGCACTTTCATCTATTCGAATCAAATCTGAGTTAATCCCTCTGTGAGTGTTTGGATTATCTTGAGATACAAAACGAATAGTGTAACCATTGATAAAAGTCATCGCATACTGATAGCCTTTTTTCCCTACTTTTTGGTAAGGAGTTCCCCAGTGGTCAGGCGGTTTTACACCTAAAACATAGACGCCAAAGGGTTGAGCCTTGTTGTATTCATGAATATTTAGCCTTTCTAAAGAAGCTAGAATACCTGGTAGTACTACTGAGTCGAGCTGTACATAGGTCAGCCCGCCAATAACGTTTGTAGCTCGTGGTAACTCCCAAAAACATTGATACTGGTCAACACCTAATGTACTGGTCTTACCAGAGCCACGACCTCCATGAAATGTTTTGCGTTTTGCCCTACTTTTGAGAAATTTTAACTGTTTATCATTGAGATATACCTCTTTCACTTCGCTACTCATCGTCCTCAATTGATTTATTTTGCTTATTAAGCACGTTGATATTATTGGTAAAGACAATGGTTGGAGCTGTCTTGAAGTCGTTCAAATTGAACCCTACGGCCTCGCCTTCATACAATCCTTCGAGTGTAGAAGCCTCTTTCCAAGCCATCGTGGCTGTTTTGAAGTCTTTTTCAGCACGTGCTAGGTTGGAGAGTGTTTTGAAATAATTGATTGCCGCCATCAGGCGCCCTTTCTTGCTTACATCCTCTACATTGCCGAATAGCTCGAAACTCTCGATGCGGATAATTCGAGCCATGCCACTTTTGATATCATACTTCTTTTGCAAAGCAACTTCTATCATGTCGTCAGTACGCCCGATGTTCGCCATCGACCATGCAAGGCTATACTTGTCGAACATTTCTTGTTGTTCTATCGTCAGCTCGTCAATATCCTTTGTACCACTCAAATACTCATGGTACACATCAAATTTGTTTTTCTGAATGCCTAGCTTATTTTTCATTTTCACTAGGCTATGCGTTTGTTTTCTTGGTCGTCCCATTTCTCTCTCGTATCTATCTGCACAAAAAAAACCGCCTGCAATATCGCAAGCGGTTTGAATGAAAATTTGGACATTATTCGTTGAAAAGTTCAGGTGTTGCTATTTCATTACTATTTGAAATAGCCTTTTTGGCCAGCTCTCGATACTCGTCTTCCAGCTCTTGTATTTCGTGTGGAGCCAGTTTCGATCCTTCTTCAAAAAAGTGTTTCCAGCTTCTTCCAAGCCTTTTTCCTCGGTCTGTGTGTTTGTCTAGGGCTACATCTGGTATTTCGAGGCGTTTGAAGGGATGTGTAAGAATTTCCCAGAATATGGCCCAATCTATTAGCCTACTTTTCTTAGCCCTGCATAGCTTAATTACTGCATGGGCAAGAAACAACCTCTGTGGTTCTCCTTTATCTTCCTTATTCTTAGCAGCCTCTCGAAACATACAGAATAAAGCCCAAATTTCGCTTGAGATATGCGGCTCAGCCAATCCAATGTCTTCGCTTGATATAATCCTTAGCCTTTTCCAAAGCCATTCAGAACAATTTGACTCATAGAGTTCTAAGGCCCAAAACAATGCTTCTTTTTCCCATCCTCGCCTTATGCACTTCTGTAGCGACGATATTACTTCAGGACCGTTATAGCCCTTTTTGGTTATGATTTGATGTTTCATTTGTGTAATTTTGTGGCTCAGCAATCTTTTTGATTGTTTGAAAACCAAATTTTTATTGAAAGCTCCGCCTCGTTGAAGTGGAGCTTTCTTGTTAAAATAGTTTCATTTGTTTTTGCTCCTCGACAGATAGGAAAAGAGGGGTATCTATCCAACCTTTGTTCTGTGTCTTGCCTGCTGTAATCTTTGTTCCTTCTGTAAGAATTTTGTATAATTCCTCTCTTTCAAAAAGTGTTAGTTCCTTGAGTTGTTTCTTGTGTATTTTCATTTTCTCAGCATTTTTTTGATTTGATTTGGAGTAATTAGTCCTTTAGAAATTTTCCAACTGAGCCTGAGGGATAAGGAGAAGCTTACTATTCCATTTCTGAATAATCGCCAGGCATCTTTCATAATGTTGGAAAGCCTCAACCTCCAACTTCCGTTAAGTTCAATTATCATACTTTTTGTTATTTGTTTGAAAACCAGTTGTTTATTGTGTTACTAATATAGGCAAGAGTTACAAAGGGGTAAAACAGTGATTCTTATATTTTGCGGTAAGTTTGGCAGGCTAAAACAAGGATAATTGACCCGTAATGGCAGACTGTTTTGCCATCTTTTCGGCTATCTTTTGTTGTAATTTCTCTTCAGTAATTACCTCATTTTGCTCCTTCATTTCTACCTTCAACCTACTAACCATCTGCTCGAAAGAATGGTATTGAGCGCATTGATTAGCGTTAATTCGTTCGATAGATGGGATGCCAAATTTGAGTAACCTATTGATTTCAAAACCAAACCTCCAATCTTCCACAAGGTCTAGTGCATTTCCACAAACAATTTGCCCCCTTACTCCGTGAACGCACATATTGAAAGCCGTCATTTTGGCACAAATAGGGTCAATATCACAAGCATAGTGAGTGTTTTGAGGTGCTATTACATGGAATGATAACAGAAGCCTTCCAGACCCGCAAGCAGGGTCATTAATGGTCTTATTTATGGGTGGATTGTCTGGATTAGCATTGATATAAGAAAGAAGGTCGCATACACATTCAGGAGTAAAAAACTGTCCCAAGGCACTGCTTTTGCTTCGGCTTGCTATGATTTCGTAATAGGTACCTAATCCATCGTACCAATTGCGATTTTTGAAACTTTCATTATAGCACCTTAATAGTGCTGCCATCATCGCGCTAAGGCAATGGTAATCGTCCTTATATTTCTTTTTGAGCTTTTCTGCTAGCTCCTTATCTCCGTATGGTGACCAGCAAGCTATCATAAAATCTAAGAGGTCGTGGAATACTTCAGCTACGTCCCAGCGATATCCTCCAAGCTTGTTGAATGCCTCGTTGAACTCCCTCAACTCGTGCGGTACATCTACTGTCTTCACCATCAGAAGGGTACGTCCTCAAAGGTTTCTATTTCGTACTTTGGATAGCAAGACTTCAACAAGTGCTCCACATAATAATCTTTGATTTGGAAGCCTGCACACTCTTTGAACCTTTCTTCTATACGTTCTACTAATTTGGTGGCTGAAGACTTATACCCATGTCGTTTGTAGGTCCTCACAAAATCAATAATATCATCTATACTAATTTCCTCTTCTACAAAAAACAAAGAGTTCATTTCCTGAGCTTGTACATCGAGAGCCACCCCTTCTTTGTTGAACCATCCTTTGCTCACATCACTTAACCAATTCTTATCTCCAAACCTTTCAAAGCTCTCTTTCGGAAATGGCTTCAAAAACTCCGAAATGATATAGGCTTTTGAGCTGTAGCTAGCTTGCAGAGCTTTGGCAGAAAGCAAAAGCTCTGCAAGCTCCAATGGATTGTTAGAATGCTCAAGCAAATATTCATCTACCTGATGTTCCTGAATGCCTAAGGGTAATAGTGTCGATTTGTAGTGTAAGTGAGCAATATTGTAGATTTGTAATCTTTCACAAATTTCGGTATCAAATCTACTCACTGTTACCTTTCTGGCTGTTTGGGCCGCAAACTCGATGTAATCTTCGTTAGAAGTACCCTCATACTTCTTCATGTGCCTTTCTGCGTTGGCACCTAATTTGTAATTCTTCATAATTGTTTGAAAACCAGTTTGAAATTGAAAATTAATAGGCTCTTGCTAGCCTTTTGATTGGTGTACCTCCAAAGAGCTTAACTGTTTCCCAGAGAACAATCACATTGTCTTGAGCAAACTCTTCTTTTTGAAACTCAAAGGTTTGACCCTCGCTTTGAAAAACTAAGATGTCGTTAACCTCCTTCTTGAAAATGTAGGTTTTTGAATCGTTTTTGAGTTGGATTTTTTGATTAAAATAGAACATAACTAATTGATTTATTGTCGATTATTATGTTACGAAGGTAGGCAATGGGTACAAGGGTGAAAAACAGTGAATCTTTTATTTTACGGTAAGTTTGGCAGGCAAAAAGCATAAAAAAACCTGCACTGTTGGCAGGTTTTCACTTCATTTGGTCAAATGTTAAAATGGTACACTAAAGTTCATTTGGAAGGGATGGTTTTTTGTTCCGAGTTTTCGAACCTTAACTACATCTTTTCCAAAAATCCCCTGAAGATTATTGAGAGTTTCTTCAAGTGTCTGCATGTTGCGAAACTCGGCAAGTCCTCCAGCTCCAGTCCAGGTATCATTAAAATGAAAATAATACCTGTTGTCACGCAAAATCTTACGATTGTAATAGGCATTAAGGCCCGAAATCCAATAATCTTCCTGATATCTTTGCTCAGGTCTGAAAAATAGCTTTGAACCTGTAAGCAATCCGAACGCACAGGTGTTGACATAGCCACTCATCTGGAGGGGCTGAAGTGCATTATATGTGAAGGGTTTCCCGCAGGTATTGAAGCCCCAGAGATACACACCCATGCGTTTAGCGGTGCGAGCTGTTACCTGAATGACATCGTAAATTTCATCCGGACTTAGTTTATCCTCTTCACCCGTTTCGGTATAGATGCGCTTCATAAATGCCAAATCATCATCGAGGTGAAAGGCATCGCCAAAGTACTCCATCATCCACTGGCGCTTCCAGCTCAAGCCTATGACGCTATCAGGGTGTGTAACAATTTCGGTATCGGGGCATCGCTCTCGATATTCGCCTAATTGGCTTTCAGGAATACAAATAATACTATTGGCAACCTTCTCGTGGGTTGTGATGCGGTCGGCACGCTTGTGCGAAGCTATTAATACTTTTATCGGTTGTTCCATCGTTCAATAAAGCTTTTAGCGGTTGTCACATACGACTCACCCTTATTCGAGGTCTTATAATCATGCTCCACACCCAAACCCAATACCGAACGGACAAAGTTTTCGTCGATACTGTTATCTATCACAATCACTACAGCCGAATACTTCTCGGAATACTTTGGAACTATCGGCAATTCTGGTTCTGCTTCAACTTTGCCTACTTCATTGGTTTCGGCGACGTCTTTGTCCAGCTCTGCCAAGTCAATACCTAGCTCTTGACTCAAATCAAACTCCGAGAAATTGTCACGGAGCATCATCAAGTCGAATTCACCGCGATACTTGTCAGAGTTCAAAATCAAGTTGAGTTTCTTGAATTCTGCCTCAGTCAACTTGCGATTTGGTTTGCGGACGTCTGTCAGCTCCTCACCACGACCCGCATGAATCATCGTCATACAGCGCTGATGCCCACCAATGATGACATTATCTACATCGAGCGTCGGAATGTCCACCACATCAAACTCCTTGAGAGATTCCGCTAAGTTTTTGCGGTTCTCTACTTTAATCTTGCGGGCGTTCTTATCGAACGTCACCATATCGACCCACCGAATCTGCTCGGTATGCCATTTCAACCCCTCTACCACCATCGTAAATTATTGATTTGCTTGTTTGTATCAATTTTGTGTTGAGTTACTACATATGTAAGGTTTTCGTAATTGTATACCTTTTTGCCTTTTTGTGTATTCAGCCTATTTCCTATTACAAACGAATACTTGTATTTACTCCATCTACTTGCGTCTTTGTCTTCAAGGTCGATCGTAAAATATTTCACATAACCTTTTTTCAGCGTCACTATCTGGTGAGCATTATACACTGCTCCTAATAGGGTTCTAAGCTCAAAGAAAAACTCACCCTCAAAATCGGCGTTAGTATCGTTGATACACTGAAATACCAGGCGTTTCCAGCCTGTTTCTAGTTTTTTGGTAGTTGTATGTTTGATTATCATTTTTTTGCATTGTAAATAGTTGTCATTTGCGAGAGTTTCCACTCCAGCTCTACAATTTTTCGCTGATAGTGCAGCACCCTAATTGGGTCGCTAACATTACGGGCCTGCTTACGAGCTTTGCTCAAGTTGCTACGACAGTTGTCTATATCCTCCTTCAATGCCCACAGCTCCTTCAGCTCCATAGTTTTCAGAAATTGACTTTCATCAATCCCTTTCGACTCAGCAGGCGTTTGCTCGCTATCGGGCAAGCATCCGTGCTGCTGCACAAACTTGATCTTTGCATTATACTCCTTCCAGACATTACGCAACGCCAATATCTCAGACACAATGTCTGGGCAATTTTCGTGTTCGGGAATTGTATGGAGCTTATTACTGAGTGTAGCTTTTTTGGCATGAGCCTCATCCCGCTTTTTGATTAGTCCCTCCAGCAAGCTCTTCACCGATTCGGTCAGCTCGGGGGCTTGGACAGTCGTTGCCAAAAAGCTGCTTTGAGTATCCTCAAAAGCTGCTTTCACAGGCTCTTCAGCCTTTTGGGGCGGTTGGTAGCCTCGCAGATTAGCCAAAATTCGCTCAGCATCCTCAAGCTGCTTTTCAGTAGCTAATCCATCTTGGTGCTGCCTTTGTAACAGCCTCAGTTGTGCTTTTGCTATATGCAATTGCCGTGTGTGTTCTTGCTCGTTCATAGGCTTTTTTCAGCAAGATACAGCATCAGCCAACACCACCTTTGGACTACATTACAAGCCCATATCCCTTCAAAACACCATAGTCTACTAGGTGCTTCGTAAAGCCCAAAATTTCATTGAAATAGTCTATTTCCTCTACATAACGCAAAGGGTCTTGTCTCAGCAGGTCATTCTCCTCAATCCAATTTTGATGTTCTACTAGGTATAGAACAAGGGTCATACCTAGCTCTTCAGTATCCAAACGTGAAGTTCTAAGGTATCTAACTAACGAAGCTCTGTCGGTAGGATTTTTCATAAAAGAAGCCGATTGGTCACTCCTGATTACAATACTGAGAACAGTACACCAATAGGGGACTTGCACCCCCATGCCAATCGGCAAGGTCTTGCCGACGGTACACTTCTCAAAAACATATTGTAATAAGGACTGCAAACATACAAAAAAGAGTCTATAGATATTATACCTACAGACTCTTTTTGCTATTGTTTGTCACTTTCCAAGGTTTCCTCTTCCTCCCCAGACTCCTTTTTCTCTTCTTCAGCCTTTTTTCTAGCTTCTGCTACCTTTTCGTCTTCTTCTTTTTGTCGCTTATCAAGGCGTTCTTGAGCTTTTTCGGCTGGAGTCTTGCTTGTCAAAATCTTACCTGCAATAGGAAATGCCTGTTTGACAGCTTCCATCGGGTCAAAAACATCCACTTTTTGTCTAAGCTTTGTCATCAACGCCATAGTTTCTTTGAAATCCTCATCGTCTGTATCCAGTTGCATAACATACTTATTGCATAGCCCATACAGCTTATGAATCTCCTTCAACGAGAGTTCATCAAGTGTTCCTTGAGGTAAATCATCAGCATCTACAGTAATAACCTTGACACTAGGTGTTTCAATATTTCCATTTTCAGCCTCCAAATTTCCAATAGAGGGTTCATTGTTGACATTTGGGGTCAATTCATTTTGATTTGGGCTTTCTGCCTCTTTTTGCTTTGCCATTTGGGTTTTGCATACTTAAAGGGTTTAACACATCGGTTTCTATTCCTGATCCTACTTCTTCAGGTCGTTTTTTTTTACGAAAAACTGCTTGATTAGCTCTTCTGGCAGGCGGTCAATGAGTTCGTCTGGCGTGTTCTCATTGATAGTTACTTTGCCGAGTCCTGGCACGTGTCTGGCAATACCTCCCTCGGGTACTTCAGCCTTGTTCAATTGATACTTTCTGTCCATGATTCTAAAAGGATTAAAAAAAGCCTTATCGAATGACAAGGCTTCTTATATGAATAAACTAAATACTACACCTGTGGAAGCAATTGGATTTGCGAGATTAAGGTCTCTTTTAGCGGTACCAAATCCCACATTTGCCCATCTTGTTCTCCCTTGAGGTCAAAACCTCGTTTGTCCGAGCCTTTTTTACCCGTCTTGAAGTCCGACTTCAAGTAAATAGGGTTGTCCGAACTCCCCACTACCGAAAACGTCCCATCGTTTTGCTCCACAATAAACACCGAGCCTGCGTTACGATGCTTCTGTAGCTCTGCAATCAATTCTTTCGAATATCCTGCCAAGCTAAAGTTGATCATGTGCTTGTACGACATATACCCAGGGTCGCCCGACTGTTGCGAGCTGGCATCTACTGTGCCATCGGGGCACTCATATTCGGCAAATTTCTTACCCGTTACCATTACTGGAAGGGTGGTAATTTCGCCTGCTGTGATGTCAGCCTCTTTGGGCCACACACCCTGAATGTCTCTTGCAATTGCCACATACACCTGTCTAATCCCGCCAGGGTTGGGCTTCTGATGGCTAGTACCATCGATATTGGAAAAACTTACTGTTGGCATCTCCTTTTCCTCGTTCTATTGGTTTTCCGATTATCAAAAAAGCCCCCCATTACTGGAGGGATAAATCAAATTAAGTTTCTCTTATGGTGCATTACCAATCCACATTTCCGTAAAGTCAATTACCTCTGGCTGAGCCTGAAACTTCGCAATAAGCGCCAAGTCCTCGTTACGCTTGTTATAGTCAAACGTGAAGTCCATCGCCTCAAAATCATCGTCGTACAAAAACACCAAGTTGTTTCTTGTCGTAATAATTGGCGTTTCATAACCGCTCAAGCCTGGCTCTACCAAAAACTCAATCATCGTGCCTTCAATATACTGCTTGTTGTAGCTATTATTGTATACGATTGGACCTCTCGACGTCTGGTAATGGGCATTGTACATATCCATGTGAGCCGGCGAAATAAGGCATACCAACTGGTCACTATAGCGCCATTCTGCTGGCAATAGCCCAACAATTTTCTTGATTTCGGTAACTGCATTACTGGCCGAAATCACGTTGATAGCTACAATGTTAGCCGCTGGCAAAGTTGTAGCAACAATAGCCGCATCAATCTTCTTTTGCCAGCCATCAAAAATCGCAGCAGGTGTCTGCAATGCCGTATTGCGTGAGCCTTTCCATAGTGAAATATTTCTCAATTCCGACTTGGCTTTCTCAATAACCTTACTCAAGAAAAAGGCCTCAAAGGTTGGAAACGACTCTAAGAACAACTTAGACTGTGAACCACCCGAAAGCATGCCAAAGAACGATTTTTGCAAAGCAACAATCTTTTTCTCGGGGAAAAGAAGGTTGATTTTACACTCTACTACTTGTGCCCATCGTGGCTCTATCTTTAGGGCATCAGCGGTGGGGGTAAAGCCCTCACGCTTGTCTGGTTGTAGTACTGTACCCATTTTGAAGTCGTGTAACAACACACGGTCTTTCGTCGGAATACCCTGTACAAAATCTGTCAAAGGCTTAATGGGTGTTCCGGGAATCCCGTTAAGACCCGGTGCAAGCATCTGCGTATGCAAATGCAATTTGTTGTCGTGAGCGTAGTCCGTCGCTGTTTCAGCGAACTTGCTCAGGGTTAAACTCTCTACTGGCATCTCTCCCCCTCTAGTTTAAAAAAGTTAAAATTCTTTTACCTCGTTCTTTCACACTGATTAACTTACTTACCCTGCATCTCCATCGCCCGTGCATTCCACGGTGCCGCTTCGTAGCTTTTTAGCTTCTTTTCACCGTCCGAATTGGCATCTGTTCCAGATGCTGGAGGGTTAATTCCCGCATCTTTCAAGTTTTTGACGTATTTGGCATTGGCCTCATAATCGTCTTTGATTTGGTCGTACTTAGTAGCCTTCGGCTCATACTCGCTCACCTTCGCCTGAAGCTCAGCAATACGTGCATCCTTTGCACTCACCTCACCCGTTAGGGCATTGATTTTTTCGTCCTTTTGGGCGATTTCTTGGTCTGCAAGTGCCTCTGCGGCTACTGCATCAGTAGGCTTGTGCTTCGCAAATAATTCATTGAAAAATCCCATCTCCTCTGCCTTATTATTATTGTTAGATTGATTAAGTTGCATTTGTCTTGCCTGCTTTCTCGACAGAAAATCGGCTCGCTTGATGGCGTCCTGAAGTGTACCAATGCTGTCGACCATGTTGCGTTTGAGGGCTTCTTTTGCTCTGAAGACTTTTCCCGAAAACACATCCTCAGCGATGTTGGGACGCCCTTCCTTCACCATCCCCACAAACTCCGCACGAATGGCGTTGAGCGTTGCTTTTTTCTCAGCCAACACTGCATCTGTCATCGGCTCGTAAGGGTTCTCAAGAGCTTTGTCCTCACTGCCATCAGCTCTAATAATTTTGACACTAATACCCGCTTGGTCAAGTGCCTTAGTTTCGTCAATCGAAATACCATATACCCCGATTGAGCCCGTTTCGGCATCGGCTGAGTCCTCCAGTACAATCTCCTTTGATTGACTTACACCCCAATAGCCCGCTGAGTCAGCTCTCGAAACGTATCCAACTATTACTTTGGGCGAATCTCTAATAGTTGTCGCCAGTGCTTTCGTCCCTGCAACCTCGCCTCCAGGCGTATCCCACTTAATTACCATAGCCGATATTCGAGGATCTGCATTTACGGCGTCTATCTGATTGGCAATTTGCTCGGTTCCGTACGCACACGCCTGACCTTGTTTTGTCATTACACCCGACACACTTAGTACTGCAATCATGCCCGACTTTTCTTCTTGAGCACGCACTGGAGTATAGCGGTTTACCTCATCTTTTGTGATAATTTCGGCCGCATACAGCTCCATCAATTTCCCTTTTTCTGGAAAAACCTGAGGAAAGCGACCCGCCGCAAGCTCACGGCGGTAGTACTCCGCTATTCCCTCCTTAATTGCAAAATATCCCTCATTACCAAACCACATACCTTTTTTGCTATTAATTCCGACACAAGAATACACCCTTATTACCTCTATATCCTGTACAAGATTTCACCTCAAAAACCTATTTCTACCAAATAACCTAATTGCCCAAAACATCAAATAATGCTTTGTTTTCCCCCTAGGATTCACCGTATTAGCTATTTCCAGAAATATCTTATCGGCCAGCAACCTAGCTTCATAATCACTTAGGTTGCCCTGTGCAATCATTCTATTTTCGTACAAAAAATCATGTATCAAGGCCGCCCTATTATATTTCCCAATCGCAGGGAACAAGCTCCACAAAAACGGGGGCGAGCTCGCAAAGTCTGTCACATAGCCCGCAGGCACAGTTACTTTTCCATAGTAACTCACCTCAAAAAAAACATCCCGCACCAGACGCCACTGGTCCGATGCGGGAATGTCTTCCAAATATTCTACTACAATCGAGTTCATCTACTCTACATCTTCTACCTGTAGTACAAACTCACTCAACGACCCCTGAAACTCAAACTGTGTCAACGCCATATTAATCTGAGCTAGCTTTTCGGGGTCATTATCCAGCCTATAGCTTTCAATCAACAAGTACAACCCGTACGGAATCGTCTTCATACCGCTATCAAACTGCACCGGTGTCACAAAATCAGTTGCTACACTAGTAGTACTTCCATCTTCATTCTCTACATCCTTCAGGTATTTCGTCGACACAATATCGTATCGAATATCACACACCTTCTCGCCATCTTGCTCATACATACCTCTTTGCATAGTATATCGCATTTCTGTTGGCATAATAGCAATCACATAACTCGTACTAATCTTAGCTACATTCATCTCAAAAAAAATTAAAAGGTTAATATTCAAAAATTGGGGTAATAGCGTAGGTGATACTCGTGCCAACTGCACCGCTAAAAGTCAAGTAATTGAGTGTTCCTGCTCCACAACTATTGGGTGGTGTACTTACTACTGTAATCCCTGTAGCATCCACTACCTCAAAAATAAAATCATACGGTCTCACAATTTGCCTTGTCACATTAGTTCCTGTTCCTACAGCATCCACTGTTATTTCTTGTCGCGATTTCGAGCGTAAAATCGCTTCAGGACGAACGTAGGCACTACCTGCTAGGTCAGACGAAACGGGAGCCTGATTACCATCTTTCCCTACTAACCCTATCGTAGTTAAAGCCGTCATTTCAGCATCACTAAGTACTTCCCCCCAAAAAGCTATCTGCTTAATTGTTGTATTTGGCGAACTATCTCCACCGATTCTGAACTCATTCAGCATCGGAACTTGTAATACATTACTTACAGCTTTTGCTGCTCCGTTCACAAAACTTCTAGCATAATTAGTATCGAATGCCATTGCTATTCGCACTTCTGTATCAGGCTGTATATTAGTCGGGTACTCATACAGAGTTGCCCCATCTCTTACAATGTACCCCTGTGTCTGATTCCCAACTGTATACAATACTCCAATTCTATTATTCCCTCCAGCTGTAGGAGTACCTTGAAAAAGGCAATATTTCCCATTCACACTGGATGGCTCTCCGGCTTTTGCAGATACGAATATTGTACCACGGGTAATAATACCAAATATCTGTTGAAATAATATAGAGTTAATCATTGCATAATCTTGCTCTCTAGTTTTCACAGATTCTACATTATTCATATAACTACTTACTCGACTACCTTTTTCTAATTGTGTACCCCAGATATGTACTGTTCCTCCATTTCCAATATGTGTACCAGACACAGGATATATTGTAGTGTTCACGGTAGTATTCACGGTTGTAAATGTAATACTACACCTATACCAACCATTTTTGTACTTTTTCATTTGGCTCGAAACTGCTGTCCAACCATTACCAAATGCCATAGTTGAAACCTTACTACCAGCATTTAAGTCAAAAATTGCTTGTGCTCCTCCTGCGCCGTTGCCTGCATTGAGTTTAAAAGTACTCCCAACTGTTCCAGACTTTGCCCATACCGAAAAAGTATATTGTGTATTGGCTTGTATAGTTGTTACCTTATTCAGCCCTGCAACGGTATTATTTGAATTATCAACAAGCTTTGTAGAATTCAGCAGTCCTTCAAGCGACATTTCTGTAGAAGAATCAGTAGTTAAGTCAGTTTTTTGCCAACTCACATCTCCAAATAAATTAGAGTATGTCAATAGATTCTGCATTTGTTCTTCCACAACAAGGCCTAAGCTTTCGCCAGTTATAGGATCATGCTCAAATCTTGGCTGATTTTTTGCGGCTAGTCTTATATTCCCAAATCGGTCTGTGTATGTACCTACTGAATCCCGAAAAAATGGAATACGAGGGTCAAGAAAACGCGCATTCGCAAAATCTAACAAAAAAATAGGGCGACCTTTCGGCCTAGCCGTAGCCGTACCCTGTGCCACTGCACTTGCAGCAGCTGCACTAGCCAACGCCTGAGCCGCAGCATCCAAGGCCCTCTGAATATTAAAATTCAGGTTGGCATTCTGCAAATTCAGCGTTTCAGTTTTCCATTGCTCCAATACACCGGCCGAATATTGGCCATCGTTTGTCATATAATTCAGCCAATCCTCTAAGAATTGGGCAAAGTCCGACTTTTTGATGGGATTAGCAGCAGTAGCCGCACGCATCGCATTAAGTCTATCTGTAAGGTTTTGTCTTGTAACTGGCATTGTTCTATTAAGAAAAAGTTGATTAATGAAACACAAACTCCCATTCAGGAGCAAACTCCCTAACTGACGTCAGGTACGCAATACACTCGTCCTTCAGGGGAGCAATGTCCCACATAAAGCCATCTTGTTCGCCCTTGAGGTCGTAGCCTCGTTTGTCTGAGCCCTTACGTCCCGATTTGAAGTCCGACTTCAAATACAAAGGATTGTCCGAGCTACCCACCACACCATATTTGCCATCGTTGAACTCCACCGCAAACACACATCCCGCATTTTGGTACTTGCGTAACTCCGCAGTAATTTCCCTGCTGAAGCCCGCAAAACTAAAGCCTATGTTATGCTTGTAGTTCATATAACTGGCATCACCCGCCAAACCGCCTGATACCTCTACAGTACCATCGGGGCACTGATACTCCGCAAAAACGGTATCTGCCGTTCGCATTACTGGAGGGTTCACTACTTCACCGTCCACTACGTCATTTTTGTAGGGCCAGATAACGGCAAAATCTCTTCTGGATAGTACAAGTAATCTCCGCACGCCTCCTGGGTTGGGCTTTTGATAGCTTGCCCCGTCCAAATTCCCAAAACTGTACACCATCTTTCTCTAAGGGTTTTGTAATACAAAAATTGTTGAATCAGTTTCAACAGCAATCGAGTATTTCGTTCCATTTTTTTCGCTCTGACCCCCAGTAGTACCCGTAACAAGGTCTATCATAGCATGATGTGCTGGCGAACTCATAATGAAAGTATTACCATTCCTGTCTACTATCTTCACCATAAGTTTCTGTTCAATCAGGCTTATAAGAAACACATTTCTTGCTGCCTGTAGCTTCGGAATCTCAAACTCGAGCTTATGCCGAAATATCATACCATTGGCCGACCTTTCAGCTTCAAAGCTATATTTTCCTGTTAAGTCTGCAATTTCAACCTTATAGAAGTCTGAATCTTGTTGCAGATTCAAACTGATAGAGGTATTTTCTCTATCAACCTGATACCCTACAACCTCGTCGATAGGCAAAAGAAAAAAATATGGAACAAGTCCACCTGCATTAATGAAATCGGCAATCTGATTTTGATTGATTTGTTGGGTCAAAACCCGCTTTTTCGGTCGAAACATGGCTTGGACAAAACAGCCCCGATTTTGGTCACGTTTTTGCCAAAACTGGACGTGTTTCTTTAATTTTTGGACAACTATATCGTTTTGTTTCTTCTAAGGAGCTGGCGAAAAGCATCGCTCTTGATGTGGCCATCGTTAATCTTGTGCTTTCGATGAAACAGCGTAGCGGCGCTATTCTCGCTTGGCAAATAATCCATACGCCCTCGCATCCATGCCAAGGCGTAGACATCCATCAACAACTCAAAAAATTTGGAAAGTAATATTAGGCGTTCGTCAGTAACGAACTGATGAGGAATCTTGAACGAAAGCTCAAGAATAATTTCATTCTCAGGAAATTTGGGAAGTTCTTCTAAGCTAACATCTTTCGGGAAAAACTCGATGTCGCTTAATAGTTCGGGAGGATTATGAGCAAATACCGTAGTCACCAAAATTCCAATTCTGGAATTTTTCCGAATCTGGCATGGTTCTTTGCCTAATATATCAGAATTTTTGATGAAGAAATCCTTCACCTCTGGCTTAACAGGTACTATCAATTTCATTTCTCAGTTGTTTTTTGTAATTTCGATTTCCTACGTCGAAACCCCCAAAAACAACCAAAGGAAGCGAGTTTGCCGCTCGCTTCCCAAATATGCAAAAAAATTAATCCTGAATTTTGTACGTAGTATTTTTTGAAACTGTTACTGGCACTACAGTTGCAATTCGCATTAATTCTATGTAACGTGGAATGTGAGCATAATTTCTAAGTACAACGCTAATCGGGTCGGAAGTAACAAATAGTGTTGCATCTTGGATATCCATAAAACCAAAGCCACAATCATTTCTTTTGTCATCGTAGAGTTTACCCCAAAATTTCCCATTCAATGTAATCAGAAAGTACATCTCTTCAGGATGTGAATAATTTATCTCCATTTTAGTTTTGGCTTATCTTTTGCTTCTCAATATCAATTTTGGCTAGTAGCATCTTCACTCTAATCTCTTCAATTCTATTCTTTTTGATTAACATATCCTTACAAATTGCATCGTCAGTTATTTTGTTAATAAGTGAAAGTGGGTTATTTCTATCTTTCAAATGAATGATTAATCTATCAACACTTTTAATCGACTTTTCTAGGCTATCTACTAATTCAGATAACTCACTTTCAGATAATAATACTGATGTTTCGAGTACTTTTTTGTTTTCGTTATTCATGTTAAATAATAAATTTTGAGTTTACACAAAAGGTGTTTTTCTGTTCGTTGGAAGGCCGTTCTCGCCTAAAGTCTAGCCAGTTTGAGCCGTCACGTTGCGGTTGGCTCTGGCTTACTAGCGTCACGTTTTTTTCGACATGAACAATCGTTTTCCCCACCCTAATTCTAAGGGTTGTTAGGGTTTCGCCTGTTTTCATTGCTTTAGATTTTTGTGCCTCATACCCACATGGGCCCGAAGCGATTGAATTCCTTTGTCGGTTTTGAAATCACAGTGCAGACACCTCAGCCATGTGTCCGTTTTCTCCCCTTGTACTGGTGTTGGCTTAGGCTCTTTCAGCCACGGGAGCGGGTCAAGTCGTAGGCTTCGACACCTAGATATTATTGTCTGTAGGGCATCAAATTTCACTAGCCTATCATTAGTTGCGTGTAAGGTTTCACGAGCCCTCTCCAAGGCATCGTATTCCTTCTTTTCCAATGAGGTCATTACCGCGGTCCGAAGTAGTAAAAAATAAAACCCCAAACCAAAGCCGTAAGCAGGATTAGCACCCGCCACGTCCATTTCAATACTGTTAGTCGATTATCTTCTTTCATTTTATTTGAAGTATAGCTCCCTCAATTGAGGGAGCTCGATTTGTTACTTATTAAAATCTATATGTCTGATGTCTCGTGGAAATAGCCAAAATGCCTCTTTGACCTTTCCTCTCATACCTCCAACAAACTCAAATTTCAATTCTTTTTCGTAGCTCAATACTACCTCTTGGTGTCCCCCAACCTTAGCCATTTCTATAATATTGAGTATAGATTGAGCCTCAATCAAGTGTGAGGCAATTCTAAATTGGACATCCTCATCGAGTACTATTTTTTCAAGATTATGTCCCCAACCTACTCCGTGGCATTGCTTGCACTTGTAGGGGTTTGGTAGCATTGTAAATACCCCAGCACCTTCACAATTAGGGCAATAGATTCTTTCATTTGTAAATCTTACATCTTCGATTAGTCTCTCAAGTTCTGAAATTTTGAATTGCTTTTTCATCTTCGTCTTTTGTTTAAATTGTTGAAAGCCAGTTAGTTATTCCTTTAACTGACACGAAGATAGGCAATGGTTACAGGTAGGCAAAACAGTAAATCTTTTATTTTTAGGCTATTTTAAACTTCATCTATTGTTACAATTTTTTGGGTTTTATATTGTTCATGCCACGCTTCGGCCGAACGGAAAGCTGTAGTATATGCTAGTTGATATACCTGAAATTTTTCTACATAATTATACTCTTCGTTCTTCAGATAATACTTTGTATCTTTTTCCGTTTGGTACATTTTTATGGTATAGGTTACCATTTTTCTGGTAATCCGAAACAGCCTAATACCACAAAAAAACATCCTAAAATGCAGATATACATAAGGAGCATACATTACCGAGCCATCCAGATAGGTTATCTTTTTGATTTTGATGGTATAATCTTCAAAAAGAAAATACACCATCACATTACTTCTCAGCAGATTCATAAGGAAACACGTCTAAAATTTGAGTAGTATTAATATCTGTAATTTTGTAGTCGTTGAAAGTACCTAGTTTTTTGCTTAGGTATTCATAAGCAAGCCCAGGGTTTTCAGCATTAATAATCATCGTATGAGGTAGCATTTTTTCCTTCTGGCTACGCTCATCAAAGGTTATATACAATACCTTCATTTTGAAAAAAGTACCCTCATTGTCCTCTATAAATACCTCCGATAGCTTCATTCGGGTTAATCCCTCCAGCCTAAATTCAGGTACTTTTTGCTGAAGCTTTCTAATCAGTTGTGCTTCAGCTTCGGTATAGCTGTAGGCATCTACTAAGTATACTTCTTTGTTAGTCTTGAGGTTACCGTTAATATCTTCGGTATTATGACTAATCTTTCCTAAAAACCAAGTTGCCATTTTCTGAATCGTTTTTAAGTTGTTCGAGTTGATTTTTTAGCTCTTTGAGCTTTCCAGCTCTATAGCGGTCACTGTCTAATTTTTGAGAAGGGTCATTTTTCCACGACACTAGCCAATTTTGAGGCTGGTCATACCATGCCTGTTGTCTTTCTAGTGTCCTAATTTTGACCTCAATAATTTCTATTTCTTTCATCAGAATAGGGGGGGTTCTCTCGATAACCCAAAAAAATCTAGTGCAAATTTGAGTGCTGCCTTGGGCGTTTTTCTATGCCCGTTTTTCATGTTCCTAAAATGCGAATCGCTTTCACAATTCGCCAAATACTTAAACTGCTCCCTAAAGCTTCGTCGCCGTCGCCTCGACATAGCATCATAGCACTTTGGCCACATCTGCGAGGCCACTATGGTCTGTAGGTCTGTCATAGAATTTGTTGGGCATAAGTTGTATAATACCATAACCCTCGCTGAAACTCCAGTAACTTATATTCCTGCAACAGTGATTTTGTACTACGGGTGTCAAAAATCGCCGCACTTCTAATTTTGTGCGACATTCTCGAAAAAAAATGCCACGCCTTAAACTCAGCTACCAAAACTTGAATATTCCCTCGTTTCCAGGTCGGGCAATTGGCCGAAAACTCGTTGGTCCAGTATAGCCTACGATTACCGTCCATAAACTCTACAATCAATGCACAAGAGCTCATCTCACGCTTACGCTCTACGGTTTCAGCAGGAAGCGCCATACGCCCCCTCATTGGTTTTTTTGCCATTTTTGAATCGTTTTAATTGTTGAAAACCTATTTATAATACCCCTCAAACGAGCCCATCCAGCTCTCAACCTCTACAATTTCGCTGTAGATTTTGCCCTTAGATTTTCGTTGAATCGGTTTGAAGTTGCTTCGTTGCATAGCTATTACTAGCTCATTGAACCGTTTTAGTGGTTTCTCGCCCAAATGCCCGAATATCACGCCATAGTACTGATGTAGCCCCACCATATCCAAGTTATGCACCTCTACACGAGGTTTGGCACCCATCGCCACCTTCTCAAAATCCCTTCTGGCTTGCTGTAACAGGCGTTCAATCTTACGGTTTTTGAACTCCGTAGGGTTCACCCAGTCGGCTCGTAGTTTTTTCACCTGAGCTTCCTCAGCCCTTAGCCAAGCCTCCAAGCCCCTAAATCCACGGGCATTTTGCTTGTCAAAATACCCACGCCCCGCCACCACAATACTATGTGGGTCAGGCAAATACGCCTCGGGGTGGTAGTCGTAGTACCTAGCTGCTATGTCAATTTTTTTGGTTTGTCGGCCCAAAAACGCCATCAGCTCCTTTTCATTCCTAATATTCTGGAACGACATAAACACATCCGTCCAAACTAAGTTCAGAATCGTTCTTACAGTTTCTTTGTCGTATCGCCTCTGCGAATACAACTTCTGGTAAGCATACCCCCAAAACTGCATCGTAGCCTGGCGGCACTTCTCCGTCCAGCTATCGTACTGTACAGGAGCGTTTTGGGTGTTATTCACAGGGTTATGTTGATAACCTTCGGCCGCCGCCGCCCCCCCTTTAATCTCTCCTTTAGGGCCTTCAAGTGCCAAATTAGCTTGTTTTGAGCCATCAATAGGGGCTATTTGTTTACCCCTCTCTCTGTTTTCTACTCTCTCCTTGTCTTTTCCCACATATCCATCCTTATTCGTAATTTCTATTTCAGAACTATCTCTGAAGGTATCAATATCCGGAAAAAATTTCCCTTTAGAGGTAATCGGGCAAACCAAAAGTTCGGTAGCCGATTGGCGTTTTTCGACCGAATCACCCCACAAAAACACCGCCGAAAACCGTATTTCTATGCCCACCCTTGAGCCCTTATTCTTACGGCTAAGTACCCCCATACCCACCAGTATATCCAGCATAGAGCGTACCGTACGGTCGCTACAGCCTGCCGACTTCCCAATTCTGGGGTTTGTTGTCAGCAATCCTGGCAAGTTACCCTCTTGGCTATACGTACCCGTTGGCATAGATGCCACCATCATATTATACTGGTCGGTATACCAGTTAAGTACCGTATTGAACACCCGCTCCAGCTTGGTACGCTCCAGCTCACGAGGTTTCATTAGGTACTCTTTTTCGGCGATAGTCCCATCTGGCAGCTTCACCCTACGGGTATAGGTTTTAGCTTCCAGTTTTGCATCTTCATCACGCATCATTCCCCAAAACTTCTTTCGCAAATCGGGTTTCTCAATTCTTTTCATAGCAATCAAGTTGAAAAATCAGAGCTACTAAGGCACTACCCCGTTCACTCTATTTGTAAGCTATTTGCCTACCCTGTGGAGATACCCAGAATCGAACTAGGCTCTATGTGTACAATATACACATTGCTCTACCAACTGAGCTACATCCCCAGATTTGGCAGCACATCATACTACCAAATACTCACTCAACCTCTGATAATAACCCTATTAACTAACTACACTCTTTCTGGCCAGCCCCAACAGCATCTAAGCCCCATATTAGTTTTTGCCCTTCCTGAGCCCTACGAGCACAAGAAGAGCGATAGTAAGGATTATAAGCCATTTCATGAAGCTCTACGCAAAATATGCTGGGGCGAAAACTCCGCAAACCAAGCATCAATTTTCTGTGTCGAGTACCGCCGTACCTCGCCAATCTGGCTAAAAGGCAGGTCAAACTGCTTTCGCCACTTAGTAATCAGGCTTACCGACACCCCAAAGCGTTGGGCTACTTCCTCGTCGCTAAGCCATACGCTACCCACCTTTTGGCTCAGCAATGTTTCGTTTTGTTTCTTTACCAACTCTAGTAGTTCGAGTTGCTCTTTGGGGAGGCTTATTTCGAGTTGCATGGTTCTACTACGGTTCTTACTAGGGTTTCAAATACCTGCACGACGTTCCTAACGCCATAGCTTCTTAGCGACACCGGTACACCCTTGGTATCGCATTCAATCAAAATAAAAGCTTTAGTCTTGCTCATTGGCTTGTTTTTTATTGAGGGCTTCGGTGTACCAGTCGGGCTGAGTATCCTTTACCCACATCACAAATTGTTCAGCACATTCAAGGAGTGTTGGGTCGTCCGAGCGCCCGCCAGCCCCTTGGCTCAGAATCGTACTTCCTTCAATAGAGTCGAACACAGGAAAACGCTCTACAAAAGCTCTTTTCCATTTTCTCGAAACCCGCACCTCAGCTAGTAGCACTTTTATCCGCTCGCTTCTAAGTTTTTTGCCTTGTTTACCTATATATCCGTTCATACCGATTTATAATATTATCGTACTTTTTTCTATTGAGACTGGATATTTTAAATTATAATTGTAATTAATATATTGATTGAAATATCGACTTAACTACAATTCAAAATTATAAGATTAAAATTGAAATTTCAAATTTAATCTAAATTAATTTCAGATTTAATTTAATATTTATAATTAGACTAATTACAATTTTCAAAAAATGTCAGTAGGTCAAAGAGTGAAAGAATTACGAGGTGGGATGTCTCAAATTGACTTTGCTAAACAGTTTGGAGTAACATCTTCTACTATTTCAGGAATTGAAGCTGGTAAAAGTATTCCATCTGTTGAGTTAGCAACGAGAATTTGTGAGATGTACAATTGTTCTTTAGACTGGTTACTTAGAGGAATTGGTGAAAAAGAAACTGCCAAAGTCCAACCTGTAACACCAGCTCTAGACATTGACTTAATGACTAAATATTTAAAGGTGTTAGAGGAGAACAGCGAGTTACAAAAGCGGTTGAACAAGGAGCAAGAGAAGGAGATTGAAAAGCTTCAGGCCGCTAATTCAGGGGTTCAAACCCCACAATAAAGACAAGCTTGCACCGACTCATAAATACGTATTTTATACTTAATTTGAATTAATAGATTTTACAACCAACCTAGAACCCTCTTTTTTGATTATGAAGAACAAAACCACAGCTGGTATCCTTGCACTATTGTTAGGAGGTCTTGGCGTACACAAGTTCTACCTCGGTAAAACAGGATATGGTATTCTGTATCTACTTTTCTGCTGGACCTTCATTCCATCATTAGTTTCCTTAATTGAGGGAATTATGCTTTTGACGATGTCAGATGATTCATTCAACTCGAAATACAATCAAGCAATACTTTCATTTCTTTACAGTCAAAATAGTAATGTAAAAAATAGACGTTCAAATCCACCCGTCTCTACAAAAACTAACATAAATTCAAAAAGTGACGAATTGAATTCAGCAGTAGTTAAATCACTGGAAAAAGATGCCAATAGTCCCAAAATATCACATGAAAGTACTTCTAATTTTGACTTCCCAATTATCTCAGACACTTTAAAAACGGAAGAAATAGAGTCGAAAACAACTCAACCATTGGTAAAACCAATTGAAATATTAGAACATAATCTAAAAAGCTCTAATGAAAGTACTTCTAATTTTGACTTCCCAATTATCTCAGACACTTTAAAAACGGAAGAAATAGAGTCGAAAACAACTCAACCATTGGTAAAACCAATTGAAATATTAGAACATAATCTAAAAAGCTCTAATGAAAGTACTTCTAATTTTGACTCCCCAATTATCTCAGACACTTTAAAAACGGAAGAAATAGAGTCGAAAACAACTCAACCATTGGTAAAACCAATTGAAATATTAGAACATAATCTAAAAAGCTCTAATGAAAGTACTTCTAATTTTGACTCCCCAATTATCTCAGACACTTTAAAAACGGAAGAAATAGAGTCGAAAACAACTCAACCATTGGTAAAACCAATTGAAATATTAGAACATAATCTAAAAAGCTCTAATGAAAGTACTTCTAATTTTGACTCCCCAATTATCTCAGACACTTTAAAAACGGAAGAAATAGAGTCGAAAACAACTCAACCATTGGTAAAACCAATTGAAATATTAGAACATAATCTAAAAAGCTCTAATGAAAGTACTTCTAATTTTGACTCCCCAATTATCTCAGACACTTTAAAAACGGAAGAAATAGAGTCGAAAATAACTCAACCATTGATAAAACCAATTGAAATATTAGAACATAATCTAAAAAGCTCTAATGAAACTGAATTTAGTGAAAAAGGAAAATTAGCTAGAAGGAATTGGCAATCAATAGATGTAGTAGGCACATTTATACTCAAAGAATCAAACTACAAAGGGCATCAAGAAGCATTGAGTTATTTCCAGAAACAAAGCACATTTGACCAGTATAGTATGAATAATGAAAGGTTTTACTCAATCCAGTTTGACTTACTTAAGGAAGATGATTTTAGTAATATATTAAATGTAACAACTAAAGTTCGAAAGTACACAGAGGTAGAAATCGAAGGTAATTACTTAAATCCAACAGAGTTAAATTTAGCCTTATGGTTGTTCAGGTCAAAAAGTGAAATTGAATTTCAACAACGACTTGCGACTGCAATTAACAGAAACAGTTCAGAAAGAGTTGAGAATGCTTTAGAGATTAAAAAGTATCTGGAGGTTTTAAAAAGTACATCTTCAACTCAAGAAATTCAAAATGCCACCTGTTAAGATGGCATTAAGACTTTTCCATTAAGGAAGAAGACACCTCAAGGCAATGTCGCCTTAGGTTAAACTCATTCAAGATGGGAGAGCAGGTAAGTGAAGTAGGAAAGATGGCTTTGTCCATCAAGAATGAATCTGGGACGGTTAATGTTAACATTAATCAACCATGTACATCAGAGAAACCTCAATCAGATAAGTCAGGTTTCGAAAACATATTTAAGTGGATATCTGGTATATCTTCATTATCTAAAATTTTCGACTTGGTGAAAGAGATTTGGGATTTACCTTTCTGATGTACAACCCCTGCCAAGTTACAACTTGGTAGGGGTATTTACAAGACAAATATTTTTACAGAGAAATTAATAGATTTTACGCTACCTAATTATGATTAACTCTACCACACTTGACGTATTTGATAACAACGGTTATCAAATGTACTGCTCAGCCGCACAACTAGAAAAAGACCTAAATATCTTGAAGGGAATAATGGCTGGTATTCATTCAGACCATCATGTAAACACCCAAGAAATCGCTCTTATTAAGGACTGGATTGATAATGCACTTGCTTTTGAGCGCTATTACCCTTATCGTGTATTCATTGATAACCTTCGAAAAGTAATTGCTGACAATATTATTACCGAAGAAGAAATTCAAGATATTAACTGGCTCTGCCAGCAGTACCTAAACAAAGATAACCCATATTATTGCGCCATTACAAGTGCTACTCAAACTTTAACTGGTATTTTAAGTGGTATTACTGCGGATGGAGAAATAAATGAAGAAGAAATAGACTTTTTGAACCATTGGTTAGACGAGCACCTCTTTTTGCGTAAAACTTGGTTGTTTGATGAAATTTACCGAGTTACAAAAGAGATAGTATTTACTAGACACCTTTCTCCTAATCTTTTGGCAGAAATCCAAAAGATTACCCAAATGGTTGCTTCAGACCTTGGCAATGTAGATAATTCCAAACTAATCGAGAAAATAAAGTTAGATACGGACATTTCAGAGATTTCTATCGAAGGCAAGACATTCTGTATTACTGGTAACTCCTTATACAATAGCCGTAAAGAAATTGTAGAGATGATAGAGGCTCACGGTGGCACTGCCATGAGTGGAGTCTCTTCCAAAACCGATTATCTCTTGATTTGCGATGAGAAGAATAGTTGCTGGGCATTTGCTAGTTATGGTCGCAAAGTCGAAAAAGCTCTACAATTGCAAAAGAGTGGTAAGTCTAAAATCGAAATAGTTTATGAGATAGATTTTTACAAACATCTCGATAAACCAAAGACAAGTCAAACGGTTAGCGATTCATTTCATGCTTTTGCTGAATTATTAGCTATTAGATTTTCCAATGAAAATGAGCTTCCTAATAGATTGAAAAATGAACCAACCAAGTCAAAAACTAATCAAAATTCGGCAACGGAAATATCATTCAGACAGAAGGTAGATTCTTGGAAATTCATAATTGCCAATATGCGTGATAAAATACCAACCGAATTAGTTATAAGATTGGCCTCATTAAGCCCAAGTATTGAGGAAAATGTAACACAAGTAACCCAAGTCAAAGACTTCTTAGACTTTACGGATTATTTGATTCTGAAGCGGGACGATGAGAAATGTGATGATGACGAGCTAGGACTACTAAGTACTCTTCACACACAATTCCAGAAAGTAATAGAGAAAAAGATTAGTGAAAGAGAGTGATCAAATAGAGTTAGCCTATCAACTTAACTATGGAAGTCTGAATATTATATTCTTGGTTGAAATGAGTAAAATCTAAATTTTAAATATATTCCAAATGCCAATACCACAAAATATCACTCAAGAACATATCTTTCAGGCGATGCTTCGAATTAGAAATGAAGGAATACAGCCAAAAGACAAAGCAAAGAAATATGTCGTAGAATATGAGGACTTCCAATATCCAGTAAAGCTTGTAATTGCCTACGCCAACATATTTGCTAATGGTGATGAATTGGACAGAAATCCCAACAATTTTCAATCACACATGTCAATCAAGTTTTTGGAGGGATTTGGATTTAAGATTGTGGATGTTAAAAAAACTCAAATCACTTAA